TTGCAGAAGCAAAAACCCACCGGGGGGATACCCGGCAACGATATGAGAATAAAAGAGAGCGAACAAATTAAACGGGTTGCCACAATTACGGGGCGGACGTTCAACCAATTATCCGCAACGGTCGTTTCGGAATTGCAATACAGAAGTTTAATAGATGATATTTCCGACAATTGGGGTTGCTCAATTCGTGAATGTTTGAGCCGTGAAATATCAATAACAGAAACAACCCAAATTATGTGCGTTTTGGGAGTGCCCCCACGTTCCGAATATGTGGACATAATAATGAACGCCATATTGGTTGGTTCCGGGGATTGCCCGGAATGCGGCGGCGAAATGGAAGTTACGGACGGCGAATATAAACGCACCGGAGGCGACGGATATATTACGGAGCCGGAATATACACCAATTTGGGAGCAAAAAACGTGTACGCATTGCGGACACACAGAGAGCGACGAACCGAGTTTTTAACATTAAAATTTGCAGAAATGAAATTGAAAGTAAACGAAGCAATCGCCCGTTCGGAGGCAAACGGGAAAAAGGTATTGAAAAAAGACATTGCCGCCCGTCTTTTTCCGGGCGTGGCGGATAGTGCCCAACAGGTCAATATGACGAATTTATGTAACGGAACAACCAAACGGATTGTCCCGGAATGGGTCGTTATTATTTGCGAAATGTTGGATTGTTCGGCGGACTATTTATTTGGTTTGAAAGATGAATAAATTTGCCCGCATTATGGATGCAATCGGGGACAAAGTGTTTTCCGAATTGTTCCAAGCCAAAGTAATGATTGTAATATTTGGAATATTAGGCGTTGCGGCTTTGATTGGCACATATTGGAACCCGTCGCAATTATTTGTTTCGGCAATGTGTGCAATTATGGTTTTATGTGGTTTGAGTGAATACCGAAAATTGAAAAGAAAATGAGAGTAAAGAGCGATGCACCGGGCGACCCGGTAAAACAAACAGTCGGAACAACGGGCAACATTCCCGCCGACCAATTCCCGGAGATAGCCGAGGAACAACAACAGATAATCCCACCGTTTGCGGCAATGGAGCCGGAACAACAAACCGGAGCGTTTGAGATTGTGCCGGGCATGACGGTTGAGGAAATGACGGCAATGTTTTTCAACGTCGATGCGCTGATTGAACCGCCGTATAAGGTTTGGCAGTTAAACAGTAAGGGACACCGATATTATTACCGTTACGACGAAAAGGGAAACCCGGAGTTTTTCCCGTCGGTAACAACCATATTGTCCCAAACGTTGCCAAAATCGCCGTTTCTTATCCAATGGATAGCCAACAAAGGGATTGAGGAAGCCGAACGATATAAAGGCGAACGGGCGGCGTATGGTACGTTTATGCACGCCGCATACGAGGAATTATTAATTAATCGGGCGTATGATTTTGACGGGTTAAAATCCAAGTTGAAAGAATACATTGAGGTAAACAGATTGCCCGCCGATTTTATCTATTATGCGGACGATTTGAAAAAGGACGTTTTGGCGTTCGCTCAATTCGTTTTGGATTACGATGTACGCCCGTTGGCGGTTGAGATTGCATTAGTACACCCGTGGCACAAATACGCCGGAATGATTGATTGCCCGTGTACCATGTTGGAGAAAATCGGAGGAACCGACCGTATAAACGCAATTGTCGATTTTAAAAGCGGGAAAAAAGGTTTTTACGAGGAATCGGAAATACAATTGCATTTGTACCGGGATATGTGGAACGTCAATTTTGAGCAATACCCAATTACACGGGTTTTCAACTTTGCCCCGAAAGATTGGCGCAAAAAACCATCGTACAACTTAAAAGAGCAAACCGATAGCGTGAACGCAAAGAAAATCCCGGCATTACTTATGATTGCCGAGGTTGAGGACGGGAAACGGGACAACGTATTTACGTCCATATCCGGGACAATCAATTTGGATGCCGCCCCGGATTTGGCACAAAACGTTATATCGTTGACGTTATCGGAGTTGGTAAAATCCAAAGCCCCGAAAGATAAAACGCCAAACGAACAAACAGCCGTAACCGCCGCCGATATAAAGAGCGTCCCGGAACCGGAACCCGAAAAGGCGAAAACAAAGATTGTCAAAAGAACGCCCGCAAAGACGGGTAACAAGCCCGCCACGGGCAAAAAAACAACCAAGCGGGGGAATACTGCCAAAAAGGACGAAAAGCCCGCAAACGAGCCGAAAAGAGGCAAAAACGAGAATAAGCAAAAGTTGTTGAATGATGAACCGGAAATTTAAGTAAAACAGATAGAGCGATGAAAGGACGAATAAAACAACCGGAGGCGCAAAAGCCACGGTTAATATTGCCGAGGGTCGGCAAAATAAAAATCGGAATGAAAGGCGCAAACGGGTATCCGCAAAGCGTTGATTATTTTATACCAACCGGAAAATATGCCGGGTTATTTACACAGGCATACGGAGAAAAGCCGCAAACCGTACAAATTGTTTTCCCGGACGACGACCCGGCGAAAGTTTGTAACGAGCAATACGAGTACCGGGACGATGCCGGGCGGCGCATTGCTTACGGCGACGGGGAAACGTTCGACGTATGGGACGGGAAAAAATACGAAACGTTGAGCGTGTCGGATTATCCAAACCTTATGGCGGGCGTTGCTAAAAAATACCCCAATCGTAAAGTCCAAAAGGGCGGCGACGGTTGGGATATAACGTTGACGTTGAATTTTATTTGCCCGTTGGTTCGTGGCGTTGCCGGGATATGGACGTTTGAAACAAAAGGCACGGCGTCCACAATCCCCAATATCCGGGACACGTTCGACGGGATGTTGTCGGAACGTGGGTTTGTAAAGGGAGTAATATTTGATTTGAATGTACAATTTACCACAACCCAAAAGCCGGGCGACAATTCCCGTTTTCCCGTTGTGTCGTTGGTTCCCAATGAAAGTGCAGATAATGTGTTAAAAGTTAAAAAGGCATGGGAGCCGATAAAACAATTGGAGGGCGGCGACAATGGCAATACATAGGGCAAAGATAGAATTGGAAATTGGCGAAACAATCAGCATTACCCGAAAAGGGGAATATATGGTTGCCGGGGAATGTGTCGAGGCAAACGGGAAAGATTGCGCCGATTGTGTATTAAATGAATTTGATACACTTTGTAAACGTTGTGTTTGTAATGCCCGTTTTCGACATGATGCAAAAAGTATAATAATAAAACCTATTCCGTAATGACAATAAGAGATAGTAACTATATAACCATTTTAGCCCCGATGATTACCCGGTTAAAATTGAAAGGGAACGAATTGTTGGTTTTCGCTTTGATACACGGGTTTAGTCAAGACGGCGAAAGCCGTTTTAAGGGGTCGTTGCGATACCTTATTGAGTGGACGGGATTAGATAAAACGACCGTTATAAAAATACTCAAATCGTTGGTTGAAAAGAAGGATATAAATAAATTTGAGTACGAAAAAAATAAGGTTCGTTTTTGTGAGTATTCGACGAATTATTGGGCGGCTTTGGAGTGGTTGGAAAATTCCACCACCCCCCCGGTTGGAAAATCCAACCACCCCGGTTGCGAAACGCCACCACCCCCCCGGTTGGAAAATCCAACCACCCCGGTTGGAAAAAACAACCCTATATTAACTACTGATATAGATAATTCTTTAGATACTGATAATGATAAACCCGCCAACGATGTTGTCGGCGATTTATTCCCGGACGAACAATTGGAGGTTCAGAACGATAAAAAGAAAACAACGATATTTCGTAATTCCGGCGTTTATAAGTTGGTAAAGTTTGGGGCGGACGGCGTAAACGATTATTCCGAATTTGAAAAACTGTTTGCGACCCCGGAATTTGCGCCCGTCGATTTGATTTATTATTTTCATTCCGTCGCCGATTGGTCGGATACTAAAATTGGCGTCAAACGAAATTTCAACGGTTGGGTTGCAACCGTGCGTAATTTCATACGGGGGGACATTGAAAAAAAGAAAGTGCATTTGAAACCGGAAAACCAAGCCCCGCAAAACCGATTGGATATTGGCGGCGCAATGGATTTTCTTAATGATTATTGAGCGTATGGAAACATTACCCGAAAAATTGCCGGATAAGATACAGAGTGTTGCAATTGCGGTGTATTATCCAAAGCCCGGAACAAAGGCAATAGACATTCGGCGGCAAATGGTCGAATTACCGGAGGTTGCCAAATCATTAACGCCAATTGAAAAGTACATATTTGCGGCGTCAACGAAAACCCAAATTTGCGAAATGGACGACGCCACGTTGGTTGCGAAAACCGGGCAAATGTTCAAGTTTATAGCAATGGACGTTGGGTTTAGGGTTCCAACCGACCGGGACGAATGGACGTATATTTGTACCCGGTTATTGGATATACTCAAACGGTATTATTCGCAATTGACATTGGCGGATATAAAGTTGGCATTTGAGTTGGCGACGACGGGGGAATTGAACGAATATTTGCCAAAAGACAGTCAAGGCAACCCGGATAAAAACCATTACCAACAATTTAACGCCGAGTATTTCGCAAAGATTCTGAACGCTTACAAGCGCAAACAGAACGGCGCAATTTCCAAAGCATATACAGCGTTGCCGGAACCCAAACGGGAAATATCCCCGGAGAAAAAACGGGAATACCATAACGATACCGTCGAACGTTGCCGGAACGCTTTTTTGGAATATAAATACCGGGGTAAATATGATGCCGGAATGTTGGGCGATATGTTCGTTTACAATTGGTTGTATGCCGTTGGATTGGCGGATGAAGTCAAGCAAACCGAGGACGACCGCAAAACCGCCTTATCCCGTTATTTGCAACGAGCCGCCGCCGGGTGGTATAATCGGTTTGAAGTGGAAAGCGTCCGCCGTAAACAGACGGAAAGCCCCGAAATTGATTATACAGCGTTTGAGGTTGCCCGCCATAAAGAGATTAAAAAAGCATTTGACCGCATGATTGCGGATGAATTGCAAGTTGATAATTATTTGAATTATTGGAATGAACACAATAACGATTGATTGTATTATTGGCATTGACCCCGGAAAAACCGGGGGAATTGCCATTTATCGCCCTAACCATAAAACGGAGGTTATCAAAATGCCGGGCGACCTTAAAGATTTGAAACCGTGGTTGGAGTATATGCAAAGTATTTGCCGCCCCCTTGTTTTTGTGGAAAAGGTGCAATTGCGCCCGGACGATGTAAACGACAACCCCGGTAAAGCGTTCCGGGTGCAAAAACTGTTATCCGAGTTTGAGCGATTGAAAACCATTATTGAAATGTGCGGCGTTCCGTTCGTGTTGGTACACCCGCAAAAATGGCAAAACGCATTAAAATTGCGAGTTAAGGGAGAGGAAAAGCCCCAACGGAAAAAGAGATACCAACGAGCCGCCGCCGCATATTACCCGGACATTAAGGCAACGTTATGGAATGCCGACGCCCTTATGATTATGCACTTTGGACGGTACATTTTGCAGACGCAACCAAAATGGATATTAGAGAATTTACCAACAGCGATGCACGGAAAGTTATTTTAAGCCCGTACAGACAATGAAACAATAAAAATGGGTAAGAGTATGGCAGACGAACAAACAGCCCTTAAAACGGAAAATTTGAAAGAAATAACTTTGCCGGATTTTGTCGAAATGGTAAAACAGATGCGACACAACCAACGGCGATGCGAACGGAACCCAACCCCGGAAAAAACAAATACCCGGATAGAGTGGGAACGGAAAGTTGATGCCGTGGTTGCCGCCCTTACCGATACACAATTGGCATTATGGAAATGAACGAATATATTTATTTAGGCGACCGATTGACCCGCCCGGAATTGCGACGTATGCCGTGCCGGGCGGTTCGTCGTTCTAACGGTAAGTGCATACGAGGGCGTAACGGCAATATGTTGGTTGAGTTCGACGGAGTGGGTAAATGTGTTGTATTGGGGCGACTTTTGCGGAAAATTAAAAAATAAAAGAAAAAACTTTTGGAGATTAAAAGAATTACCGTATATTTGTGGCATGAAATAACAACGACCGGGCGTTTTCCCGGTAATTAAAAGAGCGAAAAAATGACAACATTAGAAACAGCCCAACGAACAAATACGGCTTATTTTATTGATTACGTTTGCCCCGTTGACGCATACGGGAAACAATCGTTTTATTTCCAATTGGTACGAACCAAAGATTGTGCGATATTATACGCCAATGAGGACATACAAAACGTTTTCGTTGAGTGTTGGAAAATGGATATTTCAAAAAAAGATGTAACGATTTGGTAATAATAACCGCCGGGGAAACCCCGGCATAAACATTTAGAGCGATGATTATAAAAAAATTAGAGTTGTCGAATTTCCAAGTAATTAAGGAGTTCAACGCAGATTTTGAGGGTAATGTATATTTCATTACCGGGGACAATGAGTTGGGGAAATCAACCCTATTAAAAGCAATCGGCGCAATGCTAACCGGGAACCGGGACGCCGTGTTGAAAAATGGCGAGGACAAAGGATTTGCCAAAATGGTTGTTGGGGACGACGGGGAGGAATACGAAATTGAATTGCGGTTTACCAAAGCCAACCCCCGTGGTATGTTATCAATCAAACAGAAAACAACCGGGATGCGGTCGGATAACGTAACCATGTTGCAACGCATTTTCGGATACCAAGATTTTGACGCCGTGGAGTTTTCCCGTTGGTCGGAAACTGCCGAGGGACGCCGCCGACAAATCGAAGTCGTAAAGGCTTTATTGCCGGAAAATGTACGCACCCGGATTGCGGAAATTGACACGGAGGTTACGACCGTTAAGGAGAAACGAAAAGATACCAACGCCGAGGTTAAAACGTACACGACCATTTGCAACGCCGCCGAAAAGCAATTGAAGCCGGGGGACGTCAAAACGTATGCCGACAAAAAGGATATAACGGCGTTAATGGAGGAACAAAACGAAAACGCCCGATTGATTGAGAAAGCAAAAACGGTGCGTTCCGCTTTACAGACCCGGACGGAACAATTGGAGGCAATCCCGGAACGTATAAAAAAAGCGAAATCCGACCACGACCAAGCCGCCAAACGTATTGCCGACGATTTGGCATTTGAGGAAAAAGAGGTTGCCCGCATTATTGCCGAGGCGAACCAACGTTTAGCCGATGCCAAAAAAGAGGCGGAAACGTCCAAAAAGTTAATCGACAAAGAATTGAAAACGGAGTTGGCGCAAATCGAAACCGACAAAGCCGATTACGAAACCCGAAAGAACAACGCCGCCGAGTGGTTGAAAAAATACGAGGCTAATAACCCCGAAAATTTGGATACGGCGCAACAACTGAAAGCCGCCGAGGAACACAACCGTATTAATGCGTTGGTTGTCGATTATCAAACCAAGAAAAAACAAAAGGAGGTCGCCGAGAAAGTCGCCCGCACATACGACGAAAAGTTGGCGGCATTGGCAAAGGAACGGGAAACGCTTATTGCGTCGTCCAAACTGCCAATCGACGGGTTGACGTTCACGGACGACGGATTGGAGTTAAACGGCGTGCCGTTCGTTGCCGGGAAAGTGTCCGATTCTCAAATTATGGAGGTTGCCGCAAAACTTATCATTGCAAGCAATCCGACTGTTAAGGTATTCCGCATTGCGAGGGGCGAAAGTTTGGGCGAAAAGCGTTTGCAAACGATTATCGACATTGCCCGCAAAAATGGTTTTCAGGGCTTTATCGAGGAAGTCAAGCGAGGACAGGACGATTTGCAAATTGAGGAATACACCGAAAACGAATAATAACCGGGGGCGCAATGCCCCCTTAATATCCAAATCAAATGGCATTTACATTGAACGATAATTTGAAGCGTTGGGCGGAAAAATACGAAACCGCCGATTTTATCAAAGCCGACCCGGTGCAATTCCCGCACCGATATTTTAATGTGCCGGGGAAATGCAACCCGTATAATGGTCGTAATATCGAAATATCGGCATTCGTTACGGCGTGGATTGCGTGGGGTTCCCGTAAACAGATAATCCAAAAGGCGGATTTTATCGACCGGGAAATTTTCAAGGGTGCGCCGTATCATTACATTGTCGGAACCGACCGGGACGCCCCGGAATGGGAAAAGTACAAAGACGACAAAACCAATTTTTACCGCACATTCACTTATGCGGATTTTCACGACCTTTGCGCCCGCTTGCATCATGTTTATACCAATTGGGCGGATATGGCAAAGGCAATACAGTATTCACACGAAATCAACGGGGAACCGCCATTGCAAACGATACAATCGTTGTTCGGTTCTGTTAAGGGTATCCCGGATTTTGAAACGCAATCCGCTTGCAAACGGTTGTGTCTGTTTTTGCGTTGGATGTGTCGCCATAATTCCCCCGTTGATTTTGGATTGTGGACGATTTGCGACCCCTGTAATTTGATTATCCCATTGGATACCCACGTACATAAACAGGCATTGCGGTTGGGGTTGGTAACACGACGGACGCCGGATTTACAAACCGCAATAGAAATTACCGACCGTTTCGCCGAGATATTCCCGGACGACCCAACCAAAGGGGATTTTGCATTGTTTGGGTATGGAGTGAACGCAGGAACGACGGACGCAATTAATGAGGTAACGAAAGCAACCAAAGCATTTGCCGAGGCTTCAAACGAAGCGGCAACGGTTATGGCAGACGCCGAAAAACATTTGCCCCGTGCCGAGGACGACCCGGAACCGGAGGCAGTCGAACCGGAACCCGTCCCGGAGGAAATCCCCAATAAAGCGGTTGCCGATATGAGTATTGCGGACGTATTGACGTTGCCGTTGTTCTATAATAACGCAACCCGTGTTGTCCGGGATATATGGAACGACCGGGAAACCGCACGCAAAAAAGCGGGTAAAAAGGGCGAACGATTGAAAGCGCACCCAATCGACGCACTACACGCCGCCGGGTTGTTGGAGCCGGGAAAATTCGTTGTTGCTTTTGCACACGTTTTGGATAAGGTCGCAACCGGATTACCACGGGCGCAACGGGATGTATTACATACGTTGGGAATGACAGCGTTTCAAAAAACTATGCAAAAATTAATCGACGATGAAAAGGCGGGAAATAACGGCGACGGGAACAATTAACCAATCCGGCGGTTTGGCAATGTACATGGGTGAATTAAACGAATTTTTCGCCATGCACAAAGGTAGCCGGGTAATTGCCCGGTTTACCATTGCGTCGCCCGGTTCGTCCGCCGCCTTACGGGGTTATTATTTCAATTATGTTGTACCCACGTTTAAGGCGGCAATATGGGACGCCGGGGAACGGTTGACCGAGGAACAAACCGAACAACGTTTGCGGGAATGGTCGCCAATAATGCACGCCGAAAACGTCGATTATGACACCGGGGAATATACCCACGAATTGCGTACCGTGGCGGATTTAAGTAACGCCGAGTTAATCGAACATATCGAAACGCTCAAACAGTTAGCCGCCGAGGAATATAACACGTACATTGACGACCCGCAAACCCTTTGATTATGTTTTGTAAGTGTGGAGGAAAACGCAAGGATTACCCGTTGGCGGGTTGGCGGGTTGTCCGGTCGAAATACACCCCGCACCATTGGAGCCGTTTATATTGCCAAAATTGCAAATGTAGTTGGGTAACGGGTGCGGCTTATGTTGAACAAACGCCCGAAACATTCGGGCAAATGAAATTGAAATTATGAGTTTACAGGACACCGACCCAATGCCGCAAGGCAAATTTAAGGGTCAACAAATGCAAACAGTCCCGTATTGGCATTTACTTTGGTTGGAGCAACAACCGTTTTGCCGTAAGGACGTCCGGGAATACGTCGAGGAAAACCGGGACGTATTGGAGGTTGAAAAAAAGCGGGATGCGTACCGCCAACAGAGAGATAACGCAGAGTAATAACAATTTAATAACCGAGAGTATGACAACAGAACAATTACAGGACGGCAAAAAGTTAGCCGAGCAAATCGAACATTTGGAAACCCAATTGGCGGGTTGGAAAGCCGCCGAACGGTTCACGTATCAATATATCAATCTTTACGTCCCGTCGCAAGGCGGGCGGCAATTGGATAAAATCGAAACGCAGTACGTCGATTTTGAGGTTGTAAAAGCCATAACAATTGCCCGGATTGAAAAGGAGTTAAACGAGTTAAAACAACAATTTGAAATTCTATAAATATGAAAACATTTGAGTTGAAAGATATTTGTTTCTTTGATTGTGAAACAACCGGGGTTCCCGGAAAATCCCAAAAATGGGACGTCGATTTTATGCAGTTCCCGCACGTCGTCCAATTGGCGTGGTCATTTGGGGATAAGGAACGCAGTTTTATAATAAAGCCCGACGGGTACGAAATCCCGCCCGAAACCACGGCGATACATGGTATAACAACAGAACGGGCGGTTGTCGAGGGCGTGCCGTTTGCCGAGGTCGTGGACGAATTTTTGGCGGATGCCGCCGCCGCCCCGTTGGTTTGCGCTCACAATATTTATTTTGATACGTCGATGTTGAAAGCAAATATATTGCGGTATTGCGGAAAAGAGTATTACGACGCCAAAGCCGAAAACGCATTGCACAAAGGCAAACGGGTTGATACCATGATGAAAACAATACGGTTTGTTGGTGCGTGTTATTCTAACGGTAAGCCGGGAAAGTTCCCCAAATTGGAGGAATTATATGCAAAGTTGTTTCCCGGCGAAACGTTCCCGGCGCACGATGCGTTACAGGACATACGAGCGTTACGCCGTTGCGTCCCGGAATTGGTCGAATTGGGGATTATAGAGTTGAAACAAAAGGAATACCCGGCGGAGCAATTAAAGTTGAATGTAGAGCCGGAAAAGGAGCAAAGCGGGCGTAATATCGTATTTAATGACCCTAACCCGGTAACGGAACCAATCGGAACCGCCACGGCGTCCAATGAACCGACCGCACCGGAACCGGAGCCGGAACGCCCGGCGGGGGTTACAAATCAAGCCACAAAGGAATTATTGGACGAAACCGAGTTTTAAAAGAAAAAACTTTTGGAGATTAAAAGAATTACCGTATATTTGCGGAAACGTCCGGGGGTAATATTGCCCCCGGATAACCAATAAAAGCGATGTAATGGCAAAGAGAACAAAAGACGAATTTACACGGGATTGGATTATTGAACAATCCATTGACGTGTTAAGCGGCTACGAAAACGGGATTTTAACGATACGTGCGTTGCACTATCAGTTAGTGAGCCGGGGAATGACAAACACGTTACAGCACTATAAACGTGTTGTCGCCGCAATGGAGGTTGCCCGGTGGGATGGGCGGGTTGATTTTGAGGCGTTCAGCGACCGGGATAGGGGAATGGTTGGCGTAACAAAAGCCGAGATAACTGATTTAGAGGACAAACAAACCGAGGCAAAACAGCAAGTCCGGGCGTGGATGAACGCATACAGAAAAAACCGTTGGGAAAACCAACCGTATTACCCGGAAATCCTTATTGAGAAAAAAGCATTGGAGGGCGTTTTTGCGAAACCGTGCCGAGAATGGGACGTTGCCGTTGGAGCCTGCAAGGGGTATCCGTCGTTGACGTTTTTATTTGAGTTGTCCGAACGATTGCGGGACGCCCAAAACGAGGGCAAACAGCCGATAATATTGTATTTCGGCGATTACGACCCGTCCGGCGAGGACATACCCCGGTCGATTGGCGAGAATTTGGATAAATTCGGGGTTTATGGCGTGGAAATCCGCCGTATTGCGTTAATGGAACAACAGGTTATCGAATGGAAGTTGCCGCCCGCCCCGGCAAAGGAAACGGACAGCCGGACGGCGAATTGGGACGGATTGGGACAGGTTGAGTTAGACGCCGTAAAACCGGAAAAATTGGTTGCCTTGTTAAACGATGCAATCGGCGAAATATTCGACAACGATTTGTACGACGAATTGCAAGCGACCGAGGACGAAGAACGGGAATTGTTCCAAACGGAATTGCGCCGTTATGTAACCGAAGAAATTTAAAACCATAAAAGAGCGATAAAATGAATACCAAAGTTTGTGTAAAATGTAATATCGAAAAACCCGTTGAAAACTTTTCCCAATCGTCAAGTAGTAAGGACGGGTTGCAATCCTATTGTCGGGAATGCCAAAGCGAGGCAAACAGGGCGTCCGCATTGCGCCGAAAATGCGGGGGGGGGGGTAAGATACCCCAATTAAATAAAGTGTCTAAAATCGACCCAAATAACCCTTTATCGGGATTTACGCCCCGTGAATTGATGCGGGAATTATATAACCGGGGTTATATTGGCGAATTGACATTTTCGCAAAAGATAGATATTTCAAAATTATAAACCGACGCCGGGCGGGTTCCCGGCAACAAATAATTCATTTATGAGTACAGAGGAAAAAAAGGCAACGGACGTTATGTCTGTCCCGTCTGAAAAGTCGTTTGCATTGTCAAAAGTCAAGTTGATAAAGGACGGCGGGTTGGATGTTCATTATGAAGTTACCGAAACGGTCGGTAATGAGAGTTACACGAACAAATACCACGTCAAAAGCGCAAAGGACATACACCCCGATTTGCGGGCGTGTTTTGAGCGTTTGCGCCCAATAATGGGTCGAATTTTCAATATTACGTCCTTTTTGTCATTCATGGAAACGCCGGAAACAAAGGCGACCAAAGCGCAAAAAGATGCCGCCCGTGAGTATGCCGACGAAATGTTGAAAAATATCGAAGTTCGGGGCGTGTCCTTTTCCGGTCAAGATGATAACGTTGGCGTTGTGCTTACCGGGTTGTTTACGGTATCCAACAACCAAAAGACGGCGATAAATTCGCCCCGCCTTAAATTCAATACTGAAACGTTCGGATTTGAGGAAGAATTGGAGGAAACCGCCGGGGATATTGAACGAGAGGTTTACGCCTTTTTGTTCAAAGGGAAAAAGGCGCAATTGGAGTTGTTCGGAGCCGACGGAAACGCCGCCCCCGGAGTTGAGAACGAACCGGGTTTGTTCCCGGATGTTGACGACCCGGCAAACGAGGGCGACAACGATAACGGAGGCGACGACGAAACCGGGGATATTTAACCGCATGGAACCGATATTGTTAACAAGCCGGGAGGAATACCAAATTGTAACCGATAGGGGGTTTTGCCCCCTATTGGATTACAAACGGTTTACAATGGATATTCGGTTGCGTGTGGAAATCCAACGGGAATTGTTCGGACATTGTGTTTTCGGTCGTGGTGCAAATATCATGGCGGCGAACGAACGGTTTTTTAGGTGGGTTTGGGAGCATAAGCCGCACCAATGCGAGGAATGTATGAAACCGTTACGCAGTTATTCCGCCGTTTATTGTTCCCACATTTTGACCCGTGGAGCATACCCGGAGGCGGCGCATGATGCAAGGAATATAAATATACTTTGCTTTGAACACCATTCCCAATGGGAAAACGGGGATAAATCCAAAATGCGTATTTATCCGGGTAATGTTAGGATAATAGAGTTAATAAAAAAAGAGTATGGAAGTTTGGAAAGCGATAAACGAGTATAACGAACGTTACGAGGTTAGCAATTGCGGGCGGGTTCGTTCTAATGATATGGTTGTAAATGGTCGGAAATTGGGTTGTCACACTATCAAAGGGCGCATATTGAAACCTTATACAGATAAAGAGGGTTACAAAGGCGTTGTTCTTTGTGTTGCTCAAAAACGTAAAACATTCCGTTTACATAGATTAGTTGCGGCGGCATTCATTCCGAACCCGGATAATTTGCCGGAAATCGACCATATCGACGGCGACCGAGCCAATAACCATGCGGACAACTTGCGTTGGAGTACCCGCAAATTAAATTCCAATAATCCAATAACACGAAAACGGGTTGCCGTTTCTAAAATGGGAGAAAGAAACCCACGTTACAGAAAATGAGAACCAAAAAGAGAACAACCGATTTTGGGGCAATTTCCCGGTCGTCTGTTAAACGAGATTTTCAAAGGGTACAAACATACCCCAAAGAGGAAAAACGCCGGGAAATCGAAGATTTGCCAAAAATAAATGCCGAACGCCGCATTATCCATATATCTGAAACAAGCGGATACGCCAAATTTGCCCGGTACATTGTGGGTAAGTTGGTACGCCTCAAAGAAAAATCCGATTTGGGGGGCAATTCATGGTATTGCGAGTTTGTACACGACGACGACCGCCGGGCGTTGAATGCGGCGGCGGGTTGGTCGGATAATAAACGGGAATATCTGTTTGACGGAATCAAATTTAAAAACTAAAAAAATGAGTGTAAACAAAGTTACATTATTGGGAAATACCGGGAACGACCCGGTATTTAAAGAGTTCGACAACGGCGGTTGCGTGGCGACCTTTTCGTTGGCAACTTCAAAACGAGGCTTTACAACAAAGGACGGGCGGCAAATACCGGAGCGTACCGAATGGCATAACGTTGTTTTGCAAAACGGGTTGGCAAAGGTCGCCAATCAGTACGTCAAAAAGGGCGACAAACTATATATTGAGGGCGAATTAAGAACCCGGAGTTATGACGACGCCAACGGCGTTAAACGGTACATTACCGAGGTAGTCGCAATCAATATGGAAATGTTGACCCCGAAAGCCGCCGGAACGATGCAAACCCCGCCGCCGCCCGTCCCGGATAGTCCCGCCCCGGATGCAACCGACGATTTACCATTTTAACAATGGCACATACTTTTAGCAAATCCGCCAATGTTTTTATTGATAATAATATTAAAACCAAAACCAACATACAGGCGGCAGAAATAGCGGTAAATATGGCGGTTAGTGATGTTGTTAATATCGCAAAACAAATGTTGGTCGAATTTTGTCCGCATAAAGAAATATGCACCCGACAATATCAAAGGGGCGGTTGTGATTGTTCGTATTTATACCAACGAATGAACCGTATAAAAGGGGATGAAACATTGTGTTATAGTAAAAAGTAAAAGATATGGGAGCGATTAACGGACGGGTTATTTATAGCCCAAAGGGTAAAGCGTTGGAATACGCCGAGAACGCCGCCAATTTTTACGTCGGTTGTTCAAATGGTTGCACGTACTGTTATTTGAAAAAAGGCAGGGGCGCAAAAGTGTTGGGCGGGAATCGCCCGGAGTTGAAAAAATCGTTGCGGGAACCGCCATACGCTTTGGATATATTCAAGAACGAATTATTGGCGCATAAGCCGGAATTGCAAAAAACGGGGTTGTTCTTTTCATTTACAACCGACCCGTTGTTGCCGGAAACCCAACGACTGACCCGCCAAGCCGTCGGATTTTGCCAACGGCACGGCGTCCCGGTTAAGATATTGAGTAAATGCGCCGAGGGTATCAATACGTTTGTAGATTATGCCGAGGCGTCCGAGGGGTGGGATTTGTCCCGCATTGCCATTGGTTCCACATTGACAGGGTGCGACGAATTGGAGCCGAACGCAAGCCCGAACCGCTTACGGGTTACGGCATTGATACGAGCAAAACGGCACGGGTTCCTCACCTTTGCAAGTGTTGAGCCAATCCCGCCGGGAATGTTCGACCGGGCGTTTGCCGTCATTGCATTGGCATACCCATTTGTTGACCTGTTTAAGATTGGTTTACAAAGCGGTTGCCGATATGCCAAGCGGGAAACGTTCGGGTTTTACCAAGATGTTACCGAGTATTGGGAGGCACACACAGGACAACCCCGGATATATTGGAAACATAGTTTTGTAACCGCCGCCGGGATTGACCGGGATACGTTACCCGGCTTTTGCGTTCCGGCAAATTACGATTTGTTTAACGAAAACAATAACGAAAATGCAGTTTGATAACAAAGATTACAAACCCGCCGACCACGACCGTTGGCGGGCATTGACAGTAAAACAGCCGTATGCAACCGATTTGGTTACGGCGGCTTATGAGTTGGACGGACATACATACGGCGTTAAGTCGATAGAGGTACGGAGCAAATCCACGACGTACCGGGGCGACATAATGGTTTGTTCGTCTGCCAAACCCGAAATTGCCGGATTGGAAAGCGGCGTAACATTGGGTTTGTGCGAGTTGTACGACGTTAAGCCCGTCGCCGAGTTTACCCCGGAAGATTGGGCGAATACCCGGATGCCGGAGGAAAAACGCAAGTTCATAACAAAGGGTTACGGGTGGTTGATGCGGAACCCCCGCCGGGTTGTCGAATTTCCGATTAAGGGACAATTGGGGATTTATAATTTGGTTTATACCAAAGGGGTTATTGTCGAATATCCAACGGCAATGGTTATGGATAAAGAGGGTTACGAATTAACAAAAAAAGCAAGCCGATGAAACGGAATATTAAAAAAGCCCGGTTAATATCGACCGGGGCAAAAGTTAAGGTTGAGGAAATCGGAGCCGGGATATACACGGACGTAAAAACCGGAACGGAGTACATGAAAAGCGAATTGCGGATTGTAGAACCCCGCCACATGGTACAAATTGGGTTCCATATTTGGCGGTTCGGTTTGTACCTGTATTGCCGGGAATATCTTAAATACAACAGTTGGTTTATATTCCCCGGCGTTACCGTCGATGCGGTCAACGGTTACGACCGTTATTTGGACGTGGAATTGAAAGCGTTGTTTGTTGGGGTCGGTATCCGGTTTATATGGATAAAACGAAAGGGCAAACGATGAAAATACGTGCAATTTTGCTATCTTTGGCAACGGTATTGTTGTTGTCATGTAGCGCAACGGACGACATACAAAATTATTCATTAAAAAACGAGGCGATGAACACAGAAACCAAAGTAGTAAGCAACGAAGTTGCGGGCGTCATTCAGACCAACGCCGCCGAATACAATTGCGAAATCATGGAAACCGCATTGTCGGCGGGCGGATTAATCCGTATTACGGTACAAGGAACCCCGGAAGATTTGGAACGTCTTTTTACGTTTGCCAATGAGAATACGAGAACCGCAACCGTTTGACCCGGAAAAGGAATACAAGCCGGGCGAACGTTGCACGTATAACGGGGTTGTTCTTATCGCCGAGGTATGGACGAAAGCCGCCCAACGATTACACGAACAAAACCCTGTTATATTTCCGTGCCGATGTGCCCGTTGTAAAATCGAAAGGACGGATTGCCCGTTTACCGGGCGACATTGCGACCGTTATAGCCGGAACGACCGCAAGCAAATTTATTTCCGGCAATTGTTTCATAAATTTAAAAAGTAGAGCGATGAAAAGATTAACCCCTTTTGATGCGGAATGTATCCGTATGATTGCGGACATTACACACGTCGAACCGCAAGTTGAGCAAAAAGACGACGTATTTACGGTTGCCGTTATGTTGGGAACCGTGCCAACCGAAACAATACAGGCGTTGCAAAACGCCATTATCGGGCGATTGGGCGAACGGTTGAAATTACACGGAACAACCGACGGCCAATTGATTTTTACGATTGCATACGACCCGGAGGGCGAAACGTTGCCCGATATGTTGGGCGGCGATGTTATCGAAATCGACCCCAACGCCGGAACCCGGTATTGTCGTACACTCAAAGAAATAAACGCAATACAGGTTGACCGGGACAACGTGGAGGAATTGCAACGGTTTACGGGCGGCGGTTCTATGACAATACCACGTATCCCCGGCGGCATTGGGATATATTCGTTTATCAGCGATAACGGGTTGTCAATCGACGTGCCGGAAACATGGTATATTGTCCGAGAGGACAACGGCAAATTTTCCAAGTATCCCAACAGGGATTTTAACAAAGAATTTGAGCCAAAGGGAATGCAAACCGTTGGAAATTACGATGGACAACCCGCCCGTCCGTCGATTACCGAAATTACGGATTTATTCAATGAGTTATTCGGAACCAACATTGCGTCCCGTTGTCGAAAGATTGAGGAAGAATTTAACGAGTACAAAGAAGTTGTAAGGGCAGCAATGCCAACATTTGACGACCCCGCACGAATGAACGCAGTTATTGACGAATTGGCAGACCTTAACGCCGTTGTTTTCCATTCCGCCGCAATATTGGGGATACCCCAACGGGATTTGTTGGAAATGGCATACGACAAAGTAAAGGGACGCCAAACCGACCCGAATTATAAGAGAACGCACCCACATATTAACAATAAAAAATAATTGAGCGATGAACAAAAAAGAATTTTGCAAGGATTTAGCGGCGTTAATCAACCGATACGGAATTGATGCCGATTTTGAAACCGCCGACGATATTTTGGCGGACGTGGCGATTGATGCGTTGAACGCATATTTTACCGCCAAGAAAAAACAGGAAATGCGGGATAACCCGGAATTGGATAATTGCGATTGTCCGGCGTGCCAATTGCGCCGAACAATGGCGGAGGCAAAAGAGAAATCCGAACGTAGGGAGCCGGGCGAAAAGGAATACAGGAAACCGGAGGCGTTCGACCTACCAAAAGAGGTTGCCGACGTTGCCGAGTTTTTCCGGGATATGTTCCCCGGTGCGGAAATATCGGTTGGACGTATTGAAATACCCCGGAGGAACCCACGGGATAAACGCCGGGCAAAGAACAAACGCAAGGGAGGGCGGAACAATGAAACCCGTTAATTTTCCCGGTGCAAATGTAACCTTTGCAGCGAACCAACCGGAATATATACCGTTGCCCGCTTTAAAGGTTCCCAACGACCCCAAAGGGTTAATTGTTACAAAGTGGGAATTGTCCCCGGAGGAATTACAGAGAGTACAGGAAACCGGAACAA